ATTAATAACTTTACTAGCGTTTTTGCCCTATCTTTTACAAATAGAACTTCAGCTGAAGCTCAAACTATTATAGATTTCTTAGAAGCTAGAAGAGGTTTTGAAAAGTTTACTTGGACTCCCCCATATAAAACAGTAGCAATTTCAGTATACTGTGAACAGTGGGCTGAGCAGTATGTTGCTCATGGTGCTATAACAGTTACTGCTACATTTGTGAGGGTATTTGAGTGAGTAGTGGGTATAAGTCCATTATAGAGGATATATACGGACTAGAGCCAGGAGCTATAGTAGAGCTTTTTGAACTTGATCTTACAACTATACCTAATTGGGTAACTCCTGCTAGTGGTGTTGAAGTACTACGTTTTCATGCAGGTACTGCAAATTATAGTGTGCATAAAAATCAAGAAATAATGTGGCAAGATAAAATCTATTACCCTTATCCTATAGAAGTATCGGGATTCGAATTTAGCGGACAAGGGGCACTACCTACTCCTTCTTTAAAAGTGGCTAATTTAACCGGAGTACTGACAACACTTATACTAGACCACGAAGATTTAGTATGGGCAAAATTAACTAGAAAAAGAACTTTTGCAAAATATTTAGATTCTGTTTGTTATGATGTTATTAATTCAACCCCTATAGAGGGTATTACTAGCTATCTAGGATGTACAGCTATTTCTGGGGGAGTTTGGCATCCTAATAGTAGCATGGATGTAAATGCTCATTTTCCTGATGATATATTCTACATAGATAGAAAGAAAACAGAAAATAGAGTGATGATAGAATTTGTACTGTCTACTGCATTTGATGTGCATGGTACTAAACTACCTCGTAGACCTATGATTTCTAATACATGTACTTGGAAGTATAAGAGCGGGCAAGGTTGTACTTGGGTGGATAATTCTACTAAAAGGTATAGTGTTGATGATATTGCAGTAGCTAGTGAAGCAGATGACCACTGTGGTAAAAGAGTAAAGAGTTGTGAGTTGCGTTTTGGTGAGAGTAACGAGTTACCTTATGGAGGTTTCCCTGGATCTAATTTAGGATTTTAAAATGGAAGAAGAGATGAGAAAGCACACTAAGATTGAATATCCTAGTGAGGCATGTGGGTTAGTAGTAGAAGTTAATGGTATTGAAAGGTATATTCCTTGTAAGAATATAGCAGATCGTACTAGCGAAGAATTTATAATTGATCCTATAGACTATGCAGACGCAGAGGACTTGGGTAAAATTAAAGCAGTATTTCATTCTCATCCAGATTGGACTGAGAAGCCTAGCGAAGGAGATTTAGTAGCTTGTGAGGAAACCAAGATACCTTGGATTATACTCAGTTGGCCAGGTAATAAGTTTTATAGGTTCGCTCCAAAAGGATATAGTGTTGATTTATTAGGTAGACCGTTTTACTACGGTATACTAGATTGTTGCACCTTATGGAGAGATATTTATAAAAGAGAACTTAGTATAGATTTTCAATGTATTGATAAAAGTGGTAGGTACCCAGAGTACAACTGGTGGGAAGAGGGTAAAGATTACTATATAGAGAACTTCGAGCCCCAAGGGTTCGTAAAATTAATTGATACGAAGCCTGAGAAGTATGATGTATTTCTTATTAAATTAGCTTCTAAGGTTGCCAATCACGCTGCAGTATATATGGGAGGAGGCATTATTATCCACCATGTATTAGGTAAATTATCTACTAAAGAAATTTATGGTGGGTATTGGCAAAAACATACAGTACACCACTTAAGGCATGAATCACTATGTTAACGGATGTTAAACTATACGGAGAACTAAAAGATAAATATGGTGAAGAATTTACTTTTGATGTAAATTCTCCTAGAGAAGTTATATGTGCATTAATGGCTAACTTCAAGACATTTCAAGGTACTCTTAGTGTAGAAGGTAATCAATATGCATTAGTGTATGGTAAGCAAGAATTGGCTATAGAAGATGTTATGCTTAAAACTTTTGATAAAAGGAAAGTTTTAAAGATAATACCTGTAGTATCCGGTTCAAAGTCTAAATGGGCTACTATTATAATAGGAGCAGTACTAGTTGTGGGCGCCTTTATGGTAGCTGGTCCAGGTGGCATTAATGTTTTAGCAACTCTTCAGGCAGGTGGTACAGTAACTTGGCAAATGGCTCTTGGGGCAATTATGTTTAACGTTGGTACTTCGATGATATTCTCTGGTATTGCAGGAGTTTTAGCAGGCGATAGGACTGCTACTTCTGCAGAAAAATCTAAGAATTATTTCTTTGATGGACCAGTAAATACTGTTAGGCAGGGTAACCCAGTTCCTATTGCATACGGGAAATTAATAGTAGGTGGGGCAGTAATTAATGCACAATTAACGGCGGAAGAACAATGAGTGAAGTTGTACTATATGGGGAATTAAGAGAGAAGTTTGGGAAAAGCTTTTCTCTAGAAGTTCATAGTGCCGCAGAAGCAATTCGTGCTTTATGTGCTGTTTTGCCTGGGTTTAAGGATTTTGTAGTTACGTCTGAAGATAGAAGTATAGGGTATCGAGTATTAGTAGATGGAATAGATAAAGATCTACAGGAGCTTCGTAGTCCTACAGGTAGTGAGAAGATAAAAATAATACCAGCTATATTAGGATCTAAAAGTAAGGGAGCTAAAATACTTGTTGGAGCTCTTATGGTGTATGTTGGGTTCCAAATGGGTGGTATGGATGTTATACCCCCGGGTACAGAGATGTCTTTTACACAAATAGCTGGTAAAATGTTGATAAACTTTGGAGTATCAATGATGTTCTCTGGTATTGCAGAATACTTGGCCCCAGACCCTAAAGGAGATGTAGAAACTCCAGAGAACTATCATTTTGATGGCCCCGTAAATACACAAAGACAAGGTGTTCCAATACCAATAGCTTACGGGCTTGTAAGAGTAGGTGGAGCAGTAATTAATGCTTATATAGTAGCACAGGATAAAGATTAATGGAATATATAAAGAAACCTATTAGAGGCGCTGGTGGTGGTAAAGATGGCGGTGGTGGAGCTGCCGGTGGTGTAGAAGATCCCAATACTCTGCACTCTACTGGAAATGCTCAAATAATAGATTTAGTGTCTGAAGGAGAGATCGAGGGATTAGTCGACGGTGCTAAATCTATATTTTTTGATGATACTCCTTTACAAGATTCTGCAGGTAACTATAACTTTGAAGATGTTGTCTGGGATGAGAGGAAAGGTGGTCAAGGACAAGCCTATATTCCAGGATTTGAGTCTGTAGGCAGTCAAAAAGCTGTTGGTATTAAAATAGAAAAGAGTGGAGCTACTCCTACTGGAGTTATACGTACTCTTACTAATAGTAATATGGATGCTATACGCGTATCTATGTATACTAATACTTTTGCTCATACTGAAGACAATGGAGATACCCACGGAACTTCTGTTGAATACGAGATATCTTTCCAAGTAGATAATAGTGGTAGTTGGATAACTCAAGGTACTTTTACTAAAGAAGGAAAAACTACTGCAAGATACGATTGGAGCCATAGATTTCCTATACCTGCCAGCTGGAAAACTGCTGGGTTTACTCAAGTTGCTATAAGACTTAAAAGATTAACAGATGACTCAGAGGACCAAACTCTAAGAAATGATATCTACTGGCATACTCATACCGAGATTATAGATAACAAATTTTCTTATCCTAATAGTGCCTTAATGGGAATAAAGCTGGATGCCAAACAATTTGGGCACGTACCAAGACGAGGTTATGAAATTAAGGGAGTGAAAGTAAAAGTTCCTTCGAACTATACTCCCTATGACCCAAATGTAACTCAAGTTGGAGATTTATTGTATGACAGCATCTGGAATGGCACTTTTGACGTAAAGTGGACATGTAATCCTGCCTGGATCTATTACGATATTCTTACTAATGATAGATATGGCCTTGGACAATTTTTAGATGATTATAATATTGATAAATGGTCATTGTACCAAATTGCTAGATATTGTGACGCAGTAGATGATGATGGTAAATATGTAGGAGTACCATCTGGATTTATGGACGGTGCTACTACAAAGGTAGAACCACGTTTTGCTTGTAACTTATACTTACAAGGAGCAAATGAAGCTTACAAAGTATTAAGCGATCTAGCCTCCATATTTAGAGGGTTAGTTTATTGGGATCAAGGGTTAGTATCTGCAATTCAAGATTCTCCTAAATTACCAGTATTTCATTTTACCGAGTCTAACGTACTTGGAGGAGACTTCACGTATACAGGCTCTTCTAAGAAAGCCAGACACAATGTAGTATTAGTTACTTGGAATGACCCAGCTAATGGTTATAAACAGACTGTAGAGTATGTAGAAGATAGAGAGGGCATACAAAGATACGGAATGGTAGAGAAAAGCGTTATAGCTTTTGGGTGTACTTCTAGGGGTCAAGCACAGAGGGTAGGTAAATGGATTCTATATACTGAGCGATTAGAAACTGAAGGTATTACTTTCTCCACTGGATTTGAGGGTGCTCCTGTACGACCAGGGGATTTAATTAAGGTATCCGATAAGCATAGAGCCGGTGTTAGATATGGTGGACGTATTATACCTGCTGTATGTTCTGATACTAGTTATACTAGTCAAGCTGACTGTGAATTAGATACTACTTATACAGGTATAGGACTAAATGATTTTACTCGTACAGGTACCTATACTGGAGATGCTGACGATGTATACAGATTTGTAGTATATTTAACTCATGTACCAGAAACTCATAATATATTTGTTACTGATACTTCATGGTTTAGAGATGAGGCTTTAACAGAACAATATGAGAGTTGTAGTGATGGGTCCTCATCTACACCTGAGTTATGTTGTACAAATAGCTATGGAAGTTGGAATGCAGTTGATTCCACTTGTAGTCCTGTAGATCCTGCCATCCCAATAACAGAAGAATGGATTACCCTAAGTTCGTATGATGGGGATACTTATAGGTTTAAAAATAAACACTCCTCTACAGTAGCAGTGCGTGAGACAAATTTAATATTTGAATCCCCAGTACTGTATGAGGGGGATATATGGGAGTATGAAACACCTAGAGATTTTTCTGCCCTTTTAAATGCTGCTGCAGGACTTGGTCTTACATATATTGAAAACACCCATGGTACGGGTATAGACTTGGAATTTGGGTCTACTTTTCTTACTTCTTCGATGCATGATACTTTCAATGTATTTATTAATGGTGTCTTAGACTTTGCTTCCGGAGTTAACATACGCATGGTTACAGGAGAGCAATCTTATAACTATGGTATTAAATATGAATTTCAAGATGTAATAGGCCATACTACCGGAGATTATTGGGAGTGGAATGCCAGAAAATGGACGGTTACGGATAGAGGAACCATTTGTTTAGATGCCCCAGTAGAACTAAACGGCGCAGATGATATGGATTTCAGTATCATAAAACCTGATGATAGGTGTACTAATCAAGATGGCAGTACTAATTCAGCATATACTTCTAAAACAGCTTGTATGGGGGCAGGTAAAAATTGGGATGAAGGGTCTTATATAGTAACTAAAGATGTTACTATTAACCCAAGTGCCTCTACATACTCGACCAATATTATAGAATTAGAATCTGATTTAGATTTTGACCCCCTACCTATGCAAGTGTGGACTTTGGAGAGAATGGGGCAAGTAGAGTCCCAGTTATATAGAGTAGTATCTATTACAGAAGATGAATTAAATAAATTTACTGTCACTGGGCTAGAGTACAACGAATCTAAGTTTGCTGCTATAGAACTTGGGGATGAAATAGAGATAACAAGTATAAGTGAAAGGATGCCTTGGGGAACTGCTCCACCACCTGTAACTGATATTAATATAACTGAAGAATTATTTAGTAATGTCAATACTATTATAAATAGAATGCATGTTAGTTGGGCA